TTCCAAACATTTCCGTTACAGTATCAGGACGTAAATACTGTTCAGGGTTTAATTCAACACCATAAATTCTTGCATACTCCTGATTCAATCTTGCTTCAGAATCAAGAAATAAAACATCTCCTTTGCCAGATTGACAAGAAGCAGCAATTTCAGCGAGAATACTTGTCTTTCCTGCGCCACTTGGCCCAAAGACTTCGACCAAGTTTCCTTCAGGAATTCCCCCACCTTTTATGACTTTACCGGAGATAGCCAAGTCTAAAAGAGTAGAGCCAGTTGAAATAGTTTTGAGGGAAGGGGATTCCCTCACAACAGGATTGGAAATCCCCTCGGTGATATTGTCAACGATCTCTTGAGTTCTTCGTTTAAGCACAGTCTTTCCTTTACATTTGTGGGGGATTGGAGTAAATACCACTTGTAGGACCACGACTTTCTTTTACTATCTTCTTTTTTCCTTTAACTCGAACAAGTCTGGTTTCATCGAAATATTCCCATTCAAGAGACTTACCATCTTTTAAAGTTTGTGAACAAAGAGCATAATGAATACAATCAGTAAAGTATTCAACTCTTGCCATTGCCACACCTTCAAATCCAGTAATTTTGTCTTTTAAAGTTTCCCCTAATTCAAATTTATTTTCCATTATGCTTTGTTTCCTCTCCTATTGGTTAAGGATGCACGCCTTTTTTCTCTTTCTAACTTTTCAATTTCCTCATTTAAAGCAAAGCAAACTTCATAAACTGTACAAGATTGACAATTTTGTAATTTATCAATGCTCTGTCCGATTTGACCATTAGGATCAGGACAGTGAGGATCGTCGGGATTTTCTCGTACTGGTTCGGATTTCTTTGATTCATCAACAGTAGAAACACTGCCACCCCGACTAGCTCGGCCAATTCCAGCAGGAGGAGCTTCAGAAGTTAATGGAGTTTCATTACTTTTTTCAGATATAGATTTTCCATGTAAGGCTTCATACACTTCTTCATAGGTGGGAATATGAACTATTTCTTCCAAACAATAGACACTATCAAGTAAAGCATCCGGAATTTCATAATCCCTATCCACAAATTTATGTGCTAAGTACTGAGTATTTTTTGCTCCAGCACCTTCACGTTTAAAAGAAATAGATTTTCCTCGTTTGTCATAAGCGGCAAAGTCAACCCAACCTCCTCCTCTTGGAGCCCTGGCTAATTCAGTTAGAGTTCGTTCCATAAAATAATGGGCAACCATCATGATTTGAACGCCTTTGTCCTCTTCTTTTTGATCGTCATAAACGATTATATTGTAAAGAGAACGTCTTGTAGGATTAAGATATTTCAAGGAATCATAATCTTCCCCAGCTTGCTTCAAAGAATTTTGATATTCGCATACTGGGCAGGGTTTACTATAATTTCGTGAAAGGCAAATATATTGATTTTCATTTACTCCAACGCCATTATGAACGAATAAAGTTAAAACATAGTGAATATCTCCAGGTTTAAGTTTTGGATTAGGATTTCCTTCTCCAACAATATAAGGGAGAATGTCAATTAAATGTTCACTCGCAGTAATTTTCCAACTGGGAACTTGCAAGTCCTCTTTAAAAATACCTTTGAACTTTCCAGATGATTGTCTGGAATCATAAGATTCTTGAATTCGTTTGTTCAAATCTTCGTGCATTTTGCTTTTCATTTCACTTAACTTCATTTTGGAGCCTCCTTTTTTGCAAATTGTTTAAATGCCTGTTTTAAAAAGTTTATTCTTGCCTCATAGATCGACGTACAAATTGCAAAAGTTATTAATCTTGGAATTGTGTAAGATAAAAATATAATTCCAAGGAAAATAACAATGCCTTCTAGCATATCAAGAACCATTACGTCGTAGTTTAGAATTTCGGTTAAGATCGTCATGAATGAAATCCGCCACTCGTTCTGATATATTTTCTTTTATTTCCTTTGGTGCTTCATTTGAATAGTACTCACCTAAATACAATCTAACTAAGTTTTCCAATGCTGTTTTCTTTTGGTTTAAAGATTCAACTGCAATTTTCAAAACCCTTACGCTACTGACCGAATTATTGTATTCCACTTGAATTTTTTGGTATTCTTTGCTTTGGAGTATAGTAGAGTTAATTGCAGCTTCTGTTATCTTTTCAAGGTTGAACTTTTTTGGATTGTCTCTAATTTGAACATCAAGTTGAGCTCGTGTTAATTCCATTAAATCTTTGAATTTGTCTCTCTCCTCCTCAGCCATTGCCATATCCATAGCAAATTCATGATAAAGCATAGGATGTTTCTCAAATTCCAAGTCAAGCGAATATTTGTCAATCACAATGTTTTCTTTAAAATCACTCATTTTTTGCCTCCTTTTATAACTATTATACCATGTTTTTCTGTTTTTCCTGAATTATTAGCTTTAATAAATCATTAAATCTTTCTTTTTCCCCATAGGCACAATCTGGTGTAATAATGGAGAAATAAGAAAACAATCTGTTTGCCTGTAAATCCCACAAAGATTTGCAGGCAGTTTTACTCGGCTTATTAACGAGGAAAATTTTCAATGGCAAGACTCCTTGTTTTCTCCATCAAATAGTTTAGTGTATTTTGTAGGACAGACCCAATTTAAAGCATCCGGTGGAGTACACCGATAATAGCCAGTTACTTTATAAGGACCAAAACATCTTCCAGACTCGCACTGGTAATCTGCGGTGCAAACTTGACAATCTTTTAGAGTTGCATAATTTCCCCCTGAATTACTCCCACTTCCACTACATCCAATCAAAGCTAATAAGATCAATCCCAAAGCTACTTTCTTCATTTTAGGCTCCTTTTAGTTTTGACAAGCTAAATAGCAGGCTGCAATTAATCCTGCTTTTCCTGAATACATAAAAGATTCGGAAAAAATTGAAATCATTTGAGCTACTCGTAAATCTCCTTTGTTTAACAGAACTACTCCTAAATACCCAAGGATTGAATATCGAACTGTTTCTGGTTCAACATCTAATCCTTTTAAAATTATTGCAACCCGTTCCCATTTTTTTGGAACAGAGTCAATTAAGAGTTGACATAATTCAAGAGTAGTAGATTCATTCATGGTTGTCTTTTCGATTGCTTTCAAAGCCTCTTCGTCGTTTAGATCGACTACCTGATCTAATAAAACCAAGGCTTTTCTTGGCAATCCCTCGCTCACTCTTGCAATCTCTTCTAAAACTTTTGAAAAATCTCCATCAATCGGAATTTTTTCTTGTTCACAAATACTTCTCAACAACTGTAAAATTATTCTCTTTGGTAGTGCAGAAACTTGAAATGTTGTGCATCTTGTTCTAATTGTCTTTAAAAGTTTTTCAGGATCAGTTGTGCATAGGATAAATCGAACGTGCTCTGGAGTATCTTCTAAGAGTTTTAAGACAGCCGACTGGGCATCCTTCGTGAGTTGATGGCACTCATCTAATAGATAAATTTTAACTTTTCCTAACCACGGTTTGTATTCGGCGGTTGAGCGAATTTCCCTTATTGTGTCAATCCCCCTTGTATTTGAAGCATTGTATTCATGAAAATCCTCATCAGAGCATTCCAAATAACTTTTCATAATTCGAGCAATCGTTGTCTTTCCACACCCACTTGGACCTTGAAAAAGAAAAGTTCTTGGCTGTCCTTCGGTTCTAGAAAATAATGATAGCAGTGACTTTACTACACTGTCATTTCCAATGAATTCGCTAAAATTAGAGGGCCGGTATTTCGTGTGGAATGGAAGATTCGACATTTGGCCTCCTTAGTAAAGATTTTGGTTTGACTTCCTCTTGTTTTTCCACAAGATTTACAAAAGTTTCAACGGCCTCCTCAAATACAGCGGACATTTTTTGATTGTGTTGTGTTGCAATCAAAGCCATTTTATCTATTAACCTTGGGTCAATTGTGTAACTCACTCTAATTTTCTTTGGTGACATATCGCCGCGTTTTTTACGCCCCATTTAGTCCTCCTTGTATTCCTCTTTTTCTAACCATGCTCCATTTATAGGAGTTGATTCGATCTCGATGTCAAGTGGAACCACGATCCAATCGAACTCCTCTCTAATTCGT